TGGCGAAGTGCTCGTGCTTCTCAGAAATCAGAATCTCAAGATCTTCGACAGGAACATTCTCGTAGATATACTCAGCATCTTCAATATCATAATGAGTTACTGTACCATCTTCAAGCAAGGTATGTGCTTCAGGAATAACATCATATTCTTTGCCTTCATACTTGACCTGTTTAGCACAGTCATGCCCTTTGGGTTTCTTCTTTCCGCCTTGCTCGTCCTTCCCCTTGGCACCAGTAATAATATCTGCCTTGGTTACTTTATCGTAGGGGACAGCGTTGTTGGCAAGATTGCCATCGTTATTTTTCTTTTCCTGCACCTGTTTATAGGCTGCAGACATATCGGGAAGATCTCTGAGAGTCATGTTACTAAGCGTCCTTGTCCTTTTTATTTATCTTACGAATGAATTCACCTGGAGTGAGTTTTCTCATATACTTATCCAGGTTATCTGTACCTAGTTCACCAGCAGGTGTAAAATTAAAATATTTGATATCATTTCTTTCTACTAAGTCTTTCAACCAAGTGCGAAAAAGATGATCAGACTCATCAATGCTGATGAGATAATTGCTACCCCGACTAACGACTTTACTAATGATCCCTGTGTTAACATTTTCAACAAAAGTTCCCTCATTAAAGATACTGCCAGCAAAGTATGCTTCGCGTAAACCTTGAGGATCTAACTTTGGTGCAATTTCAAATACATCATAAGATGCTTCTGCAAAATCCTCAAATGATTCTTCCACTTGCATTGCTTGCCTTAAGGTTAAGTATAATGCCTCTCTATCTTTTTGAGACAATGACTTGGTAAGACCTTTATCAAACGTATCATAATCACCTTCAACTGCTGCCTTTCTCATCTTAGATGCAGACATACCCTCTACACCTTCTGCATCTGGATCGCGATCACCAGCAGAAGTTACTTTGATTTCTTCGAATGAGTATAAGTCTCCGTTGTATTTCGCAGCAAGACTGTTGAACTCGCTAACTCTATCCCCACCCACCACAATATTAACTGAACTATACCCGTCAGAATCGAGAGCGGTGAGAACATCAAATATAGTACGCATGTCGGCACTATCAACAATTGCATTCGTGTGATCAGGATACGATAACCGCATATATTTAATCTTACTCCCTGCGTCAAGGGGATTCTTCTTAGGATCCTCCGACCTTGAGGGGTATATTCTATACTCTCCTCCACTAGTTTTTGCCTCTCTAGCTACTTTGTCTAGAAGTTTTTCATGGCCAACTGTCGGTGGATTAAATCTTCCAAATGTAATAGATATTTTGCCTTGATCGACCGCACCTTCGCCATCTGCAGTTTCTTCTCCGCCTGCTGATTGCTGTGGTGTGGTGTCATCATTCTTACTAATTCTTACAAGTTTTCCATCCTTAGACATATGGGTAATGTTCCCCGAAGGGTCCGCATATCTACCATACCCAATATGCTTAAGTTTTAATTGTTCTGCACTCTTTGATGCAAATGATCTTTCGGCTTCATTTAGGAAAGCACTGAACTTTTTCATTCTACCAATTTTTATTTAAGTTAAAGTTTGCTTTACTAAAAGTCAGTCTATCTACGAGTTTATATGGGTTGCTAGAAGGAATAACAAATCCTTCATGAGAAGAAAGTTTGCCGTCAATGAAACACTCAACATTTCCATTAGGTACAACCGCATCTAGTAGACGCTGTTTCAGTTGGAAGATTTTATGCCACACCTTAAAGGTATTCACATTAACCTCACCCTTATATTTAGCATTGAAGACATTGAACATCAATTCAGGACTAGGTATCTGACCAATACGGATAAAAGTATTGACATGCTTCTTGAGTTCTGCGCTCTTAGCAACCTTACAGAAAGGGATTAGAGCAACAATCTCAGCAGCAAGTCTTAATGCAGACCACGTACCAACAGTTGCATCATTAGTATCAACGAAATGAACACTATCAGTAGACTGTAGAGTCACACCAATACTTGCCTCTGCTGTGGGTGACACCTCACTATAAGAAGTATGTGGTGCTAGAATAATTTGTTGAACAACCGAATAGGCAAAGCGATACTCCACAGTATTAGGGCAATAAACAGACCCGCCACCGACACCGATCCAATCAGCTTGGACAATACCACTGATACGAGGAAGATACTTAAGACATAAACGAAGGATATCTGCAACGTTCCCTTTATGATTCGTCTCAATGTCCTCATAACTATAGTTGATTAGAACTTTCTTTTTGTTGAATACAGACTTGGTGCCCACAAAGAACTGACCATTGGCAGGGTTAGTGCCGAACACAATAGCAGGAGCACCATCCCACTTGACGCTGACCTTCTTGACAGTCAGTGCCTCCTTGACAGCAGCAAGAGCAACTCGACGACCATCAAAGATGGAATCCTCTAGGTGCTCCAGGTGTTTGGTTGGCATCCGTCCTCTGTCTATACACATATTATAGCACGGCAGAAGGCAGTTGCAACCAGGGTTGTGCCAGTTTCTAACCCTGCACACCGTTAAACTTTACTGCCAAGTTGATAAACTGTCCCAACTTATGCTCGGCACCAGACTTGTTTGTCCTAATTGTAAAATTAAGTCTGGTAGTTTTATTATTACAAATCAAATCAACAAAAAAAGTTTGTTTAGATTTTGGAGACTTAGTAACCTTCACACCATTAGTTTTTCTAGATCTCTGCACACACTCTTTTACAATATCATCATCATTCAATTCTTGATAGTTTGCTTGCACTGCTTTGATAACAACCAGTGGCACATCCTTTTGCTCACCTGCAACTTTCTCAAGTAAAAATTTCTTGACCATGGTTTGGTCAGCATTCATCATTTCAATTATTTTATCACGCAACCACTCTAGTTGCTCATCATAATATTGCTCATACAATTTGCTATTATCTTTTTCAAATTTTGCTATAGCAGGAACCATAGCAGACTTTCCATATGCTTGAAAATCGGCAATACCAGGAATACCAGCATAGTATTTGTCATAAGATTCTTGCTGCCACTTCTTATACTCACTCTGCTTACCAAAAAATTCGACAATAGGATTTACATATGTGTTGAGTTTTGGTTCCATTGTTCCAGCACCACCTGCCTTCAAAGAAACACCCACCATTTTACCATCAGTATACTTGATGAATATATCACCAGGATGATTATTCATAACACCCTGAGGTTTAGCACGATATCCCCAATACACATCTTTAATTTTTTTACCTGCATCCTGTTCTTTTAAAAACTTCAGAATACCAAGAGCATTATTTACTTTCTCATCAAACTTACTAGACTCTGCTGCAGAACTAATGAACTCAGAACCTTTCTCAGCATCTTTAGAATTAACATAACATCCAATACTTGGATTGTTACTTTCCTTAATTTTTTCGTAAAACTTTTGTTTGTTAGTTTCTTTAATATTACCTAAGAATGCAATACAAGGAAACAACTCTGTAATAGTAGAGTTAATAGTAGTCTCTGCCATACCACCTTTCTTATTCTTATAGATGATGGTAATATTTTTTCCTTTAATAGCAGATGCTTCTGCAGAGTGTCCAGACACTCTTGTAGTTTCTGTAGGATATCCTTTAGACTTTAAGAGTTTATCCATCTTTTCTTTTGCTGAATCTCTATCTCCTTCTGCTTCAACAAATAATTTGATCTTAGAAACACCCTCAGTCTTTCTTAAAAAGATATTATCTTTCTTAAGAGTATTAATAAGTTTAGTGACTTCCTGAACATCAGGATTCTTACTTGCCATCTTACTCTATGGAATCATCCAAACTATTTAGATAATCCTTTTCTTTTTCATATATTTTTTCATGTCCTGTCCAAAGTTTATAACCCTGGACAACCTCAGGTAATAACCATTGGTCCACACGAACACACTGCTCCCAGTTGACAGGGTGAGCACAACTCACTAGTACAACAGAACAGAATGCTCGTATGTGAATCCAAAGACTAAGCATTAAACATCATTAAACTCTTCAGGAGGAAACTCAATTACAAATCTATCTGATCGATTTCCTTGAGGATCCCAGTAGTGAGTTCTATACCATTTACCACTTACACATTGACAAATGTTATCCAGTTGTATTTGCACTATTGTCTGTCGCATCTGCCTCTTTTGTTGAGGTGTCTCTGGCGGTCTTGGTGGTAGTTGGGGTTCCATGATGTGGTGCGTGCTCCCTATCCATAGGTTGTGATTTTGTGTTGTCGTCTCGTGAGAGGTTCTTGATAACAAGGAATGCATCTTTGTTATACTTACGATCCCCATATTGGGCTGCCCACTTCTTGTTGTAGTTTTCACCTTGGTAGATACCAGATACCTGTGTACCACCAATCTCAATTACAATGTTATCATTTCTTACATCCCAACCGAGAGTTGCAATCTGATTCCAAAGATCGTCTTGTGTAAAATTCATAGCATAACTTTAATCGTATTTAATATAATTGAGATTAATTAATACTCTGACTTGTTCGTCAGTGCAACTAAATCCCACATGTTTCATATGAGAGGGAAATGTTACTAATCTATTAGCAACAGATGTTGCTTTTGTACCATCTTCAAACTCTGTCCATCCATTATTAGTGTTGAGGTAAAAGATTGATGTAGTACATGGAAAAGTAAAATCACTATGAAACTGACCTAATCTAGTATGTTCGGCAGTTGCAGGATTCATGTTTGCTTTTACCCTTAACCAGATAAGATCTTTACCATCACGAGGATTTTCTCGTGCTACTGCATCCAACATTGGAAGGCATTTGTGCCAGTGTTGTTTATCTTCAGATCTGATACCCTCATTAGAATAAAAAATTCCTAAACAAAATTGACCACCTTCATTTTTTTTAGAACCAATTCCTGTAATCGTAGGATTCCATCTCCACCTATCAATCGCATCATCTTGTCCAGACAGCAAATAGTATTGTATCTGATAGAACTCTTCCTTGG